ACCTGGTGTACTACACATCTGTAACTCAGTTGGTTAGAGTACCTGCCTTATATGCAGAGAGCCGAAGGTTCAAGTCCTTCCAGATGTACTGATGGGGATTAACTCAGATGGTAGAGTGCCGAACTGTTAATTCGGATGTCGCAGGATCGATGCCTGCATCCCCAGCCACACCTCTGTAGTTCAGTGGACAGAACGATGGACTTCTAAGCCATGCGTCGCAAGTTCGATTCTTGCCAGGGGTGCTATAATAGTATTAAGGGTGTAGTTAGCCTATATTTGTCGGGAAACATTTATAGCCTATGTTGCAACACTACACCCCCACTAACTTTTGTAATAAATAACAAACAGAAAGAGAAACTCATGAGTGAAGCAAAGTGTCCATACACTGGCAAGACATATACAACAGAGGCTAGAACTAATAAAGATTGGTGGCCTAATCAATTAGATCTATCACCACTAAGAAAGCATTCAGAAAAGTCTGATCCAATGTCAGATGGTTTTGATTATGCTAAAGAGTTTAACAGTTTAGATATTGATGCAATTAAGTATGATATCAATACACTTCTAACTACCTCGCAAGATTGGTGGCCTGCAGACTACGGCAACTATGGCCCATTCTTTATTCGTATGGCGTGGCACTCTGCTGGTACATACAGAACAACTGATGGTCGTGGTGGTGCTGGAGAAGGTCTTCATAGATTTGCTCCACAAAACTCATGGCCAGATAATGGTAACCTAGACAAGGCTCGTAGACTTCTTTGGCCTATCAAGCAAAAGTATGGCAAGAAGATCTCATGGGCAGACCTGATGATTCTTGCAGGAAATGTTTCACTTGAGAACATGGGATTTAAGACATTTGGTTTTGCTGGTGGTCGTGAAGATGTATGGGAATCAGATAATACATACTGGGGTGCAGAAAAGGAATGGCTTGCAGATAACCGTTATAGTGGAGACCGTGAGTTAGAAAATCCTCTTGCTGCTGTGCAGATGGGCTTAATTTATGTAAACCCTGAAGGACCTAATGGAAATCCTGATCCAGTTCTTTCTGCACGAGACATTCGTGAAACCTTTGCTCGCATGGCCATGAATGATGAAGAAACCGTTGCACTTATTGCAGGTGGACACGCATTTGGTAAGGCGCATGGTGCTGGAGATCCTTCACATGTTGGACCTAATCCAGAGGCTGCTCCACTTGAAGACCTTGGTCTTGGATGGAAGAATTCATTTGGCAAGGGTAATGCAGAAGATACTATCACAAGTGGTATTGAAGGTGCATGGACTGCAACTCCTACTAAGTGGGATAACTCATACCTTAAGTTATTGTTTAAGTATGATTGGACACAAACAAAGTCACCTGCTGGTGCAACACAATGGATTCCAACAGATGAGTCTGCTGCTAATTTAGTTCCAGATGCACATGTTAATGGTAAGTTCCATGCACCAGTTATGACAACAGCAGATCTAGCATTGAGGTTTGATCCAGAGTACGAAAAGATTTCACGAAGATTCCTTGAAGACTTTGACTACTTCTCAGATCAGTTTGCTCGTGCATGGTTTAAGTTAACACACAGAGATATGGGTCCAATTGCAAGATACCTTGGAAAGGAAGTTCCATCAGAAGAACTTCTCTGGCAGGATCCAGTTGGAAATGTAACTAGAGATAGTTTAACACAAGAAGATGTAGATGCCATTAAGGAAAAAATTATTTCATCTGGTCTATCTGTTTCTGACTTAGTAAGCACTGCATGGGCTTCTGCATCAACATTCCGCAAAACAGACAAGCGTGGTGGTGCAAATGGTGCTCGTTTAGTTCTTGCTCCTCAGAATACATGGGAAGTAAATGATCATGAGGCTATTGGCAGAGTTGTATCTGTTTTGAATGAAATTAAGAATGAGTTCAACGTATCTCTTGCAGACCTAATTGTGTTTGCTGGATTAGTTGGAGTTCAAGTTGCAGCAGCAAATAGCGGTATTGGTGTTGTAATTGGTGCTAAGTTCAGTCGTGGTGATGCAACACAAGAACAAACAGATGTTGATTCCTTCTCAGTTCTTGAGCCAAAGTTTGATGCATTCCGAAACTACATTCATCCAAGCATTACTGCACCAGAGGAAGTATTGCTGGTAGAAAAAGCCAACCTGTTGGGTCTAACACCAGTAGAAATGATTCTACTTTTATCTGGAATGAGGGTGTTAAGCAACAACAAGTTAGATAATGGTTATTTAATCAAACTATTGTCTTATTTTAATGCTGAAGAAGCAGTAGGTATTCCTCGTGTAGACCTTATCCTTGCTTCTAACTCAGAACTTAGAGCGATTGCAGAAGTATATGCATCAGATGACGCTAAGGAAAAGTTTGTTCATGATTTTGTTTCCGCATGGACAAAGGTAATGAATGCAGATCTATTTATTAAGGAGAATAAGTAATGAGAAGCGCAATGTTTTATTTAGCACACTCAACAGCAATTGTTGGCTTGATGATTGGATCATATGCTTATGGTTTCAAGCAAGCAGCAAACAATGCAAAAGAAAAGATGTTTAGTTTTACTAAGCGTAAGTAACAAACAGTCCTGGGTATGACTTAAAACTACCCAATATTATTTTTTAGGATGCTTTGGTTCGTATGGTGCAATCTTAGACTTAATACGACCATCTTTATATAGTCTTACAATCCAACCATCTTTAATCTGAATAGGGTTAAATGCTGCAGCCTTTTTCTTTGGCATTATAGTGAGTGTCTTTCTGTTTGTACCTTTGTGTAATCCTTGCCAAAATCAGCAAACAAGGCCTTGTCTTTTTCACGATTAACAATTCCTCTTGACCATGAAAAACCTGCGTCTCCACCCCATGCTAACCACATGATGTATCCATTAGATGGATTTGCTGAGTTGCCCCAGTCCTTGCCCTTTTTGTCTACTTCATGTCGTGAGAAGTATGAGAACATTCTTTTGACAGTACTAAGAGAAATAGTTTCTCCTCTTGCTAACTGCCCTGCACGAGTCCAACCAACTGCAGTTCCTGCACCAGTTGCCTTACCATCTTCTTTGAACTTAATTGCTCTACGAGCAGCAGATCTTGCTCCTGCTGGCGGTGAATATCCTTCAGCCTTTGATACTGAATCTGTTTCATATTCAACTGTATCATCATCTTCAAAAAGATCATCTGCCTTTGCAGCAGGGACACAATTAGGAACTGGTCTACCATTTGCACCTGGCTTCATGCCACGCTGTACATAACCATCCCAGCAAGGTGCTTGCTTGTTTACATTAGCACAACAATCTGATTTCATTTCTCCAGATTGACACTGTGGACATTCTTCACATGTAACATTTAATTCTTTGCACATTGGGCATCCGCAACCCTCGTATTCTTTTTTAATCTTTTCTTCTTCCTTGTAAGACTTACCAACCTGCGAGTCGTACATTGCCATCTCTACTTCTGAATCCATCGAATGAGTTTCCATATCTATCTTAGTGGCATCTTGATACATCATACCAATACTGTATGCAGTTGGCTCCCACTTACCATCTTCTTGTTCGTAAATTCTAACAGCCATTGCTGGATTATCTGGTGGCATTGACTGAATGGCATACTCTGTTCCAGGAACTCCATATACTCCGCCCTCTGTCATGATGTGTTCTACGACTCCGTGGACTACTCCCTCGGATGTTGAACCCATAACAAAATCGCCTTCTTTTAGCATATAACCATTATAGCATAGAGTTGTGTAGTGTATAATGGTTATATGAATATAATTAGACCATTTAATAATGAAATAGTAGTTGTAGAAGACTTTTTAAGTCAGGCTGAGGCTGATTTTGTACTTGAACTAGCGACTGGAGACCCAAAGTTATGGGATGGCTCTAACGATGGTTCTGGCTTAAAGGAGTGGTACGGAAATCAGTTAAGGGTTGACCCTCAAAACCTTAATGATAGGTATCAAGAATATAAAGATTTTTTCAATATGATTCAGGAAAGATCTAAGCCTATATTTTCTAAAGAGTATGGTATATCAGAGTTCTACTTTTTGCCTATAAACTCTGTATCTAGGAGAATTGGTCCTGGCTTAGGTGTGCATACTGATGAAATTAGCCCAAACCATCCTCAATATAACCCATCAGAAAGAATAATTACTCATGGGTTTGTTGTGTATATTAACGATGAATATGAAGGTGGAGAAATATTCTATCCTCAAAAAAATCTATCAATTAAGCCAAAGGCTTTATCTTTAGTCATGCACCCTGGCAATAAAGAATACGAGCACGGTGTGAACGAAGTACTTAAGACAACCAGATACAGTCTTTCTTGGTGGACAAGATAAATAAGCAGTTTATAGACGACTGCTCAGGTCTATTAGCCACGAAGATTTGACTTCTGCCAACTCTCTTCTAATAAGAGCATCCGTTGTAAAACCTTTTAAAGTCTTATATCGGAATGTTATCTATTATACTACTTAATTTTAATAGACTTGGGTTTCTTTTCTTCAGGAACAATACGAACTACATTAATATGTAGCATTCCGTCCTTAAGTTCTGCAGAAGTTACTTCCATATACTCTCCCAGTGCAAAAGATCTTACGAACTTTCTTCCTGCGATTCCCTTGTGAACTACCTCTGCATCTGTCACTTCAACAATCTCACCCTTGATAATTAATGTTCCGTTATCTACTGAAACATCAATATCGTCCTTTGAAAAACCAGCGACAGCCAGTGAAATCTTATATGTATCTTCATCTAGTTTAATGAGATCATACGGAGGGTATGACTGTGAGTTTGTTTTATGTGCTGTATTTAGGCGACTCAACTCTCTGTTGAAGCCAATAAAAAAAGGATCATTGAATAGATCCATAGCGTACTTTGTTACCATGTTATTCCCCTTTCAAGCGAATAATTTAATTCCCCCCAATACTGGGCAGGTATAAATATTATAGCATAGAAAAGCAGGCCTGTCAAATAACAAGCCTGCCAGTCTATAGTAAAATTACTTTACTTGGTTAGTTGTCTTTCCTCCGCCAGATGACTTCTTTGCAGGAGCCTTCTTTGCGGCCTTCTTGACCACCTTTGCAGACTTAACTGCCTTGTCTACCTCATCAACTGAAGGCATCTTGCCAAATGCCAAGTCGTTAGGGTTGGCTGCTCTCAATACTACTGGAACAAGTGCTCCAAGTAGTGAGTATGCAAGTGTCTGTGGATCTGTCACGCCTGAAGCGTAAAGAGCAGTTGCTGCACCAAGTACTGATCGTCCGTATGATGCCAGTGCTGCCTTGATCTGTGAACTTGTTTCGTTATGATGTGTCATGATTTTCCTCCTATAGGATATTTGTTGCTTTGCTATAATGTAAATCGCACAGGTCAACAATTCTGCTTTCAGAATTTGCCCATACCTGTGTACTCTCGTCCTCGCACAACTCTTCTTCACATATAGATAGGTTAAGATTTTTTGTATGCTTAAGAACGATCATTACTCTATTCTATCATAGTCTTCTGGTAGCAGTTTCTTTAGTTCTTTGTATGCCCCAGAAATTTTTTTCATCGAATGGTAGTGTGGATAGGCAGAGCCAACCTCTCCATACTCGTCAAAGTAGTTTATTTCAGGCTCAATATCATTAATAAAATTATTTAATCCTTCCTGAACATTATCTATGTATTCATATGCCCAGTCTCTAGAATCTGAAACAAATTTTAAAAATGCTTCATTAGATTTTTCTTCATCTGTTTTATT